TCGAAATATTTTTTGATTATTTCTAATTGATCATCATATTTAGATATTATTTCTAATTCTTTTTCTATAGTTTCTACAATATCAGGATGCTCTGCTATTCCTGAAGATTTTTGTAATAATAAAATTACATTTGCTTTATGCTTTTCTATATGCCCTTTAGCATGGGCCTTTAATGCTAATATTAATTGTTCCATCATATTTATACTTTATACATTGTATATTTAACAGTTAATTCCTCACCTTTTTTAATTAGTCTATTCGTGACTAAATGAGTTTCTTCATGATATATACAATCTTCCCTTTCTTTAATACAATTTGGTTTATTACTATGATTAATAAATCCACCTAATGGTGTCCTAATAGTATGATTAAATTCAGTTACATGATGCATCATACCTAAATTAGTATTTTTCTTTATATCTTTAGTAGCAAATAATCCTAATCCTTCAATGTTTGATTTTTTTATTGTTAATGAATCAGGTAATGGTTTATACTTTTTTGTTTTCATATATCTTTCTTTATGAGCCTTTTAAACAGGTTGCTCAGCTGCTCCGGTTTACTAGTAGTGATGTAGGCCGAGAGAGGAAAAGCCTATTGCTCATCCACCTACCATTGTCTGTTAGCTGTTGCCTATAAGGACTTACTTGCAGTTCTAACTTCTAACCGAAACTGGTTATAACACTTCTTTAAAAGCTAAATTATTTTCATTATAATTTAATCTTCCTGTGTTTACATTATAAACTGCTTGTCCACACATACCAGTATCACCACTAAATCTAGATTTTAATACAGCAAATTTAACTATATTTCTATCAGATCTTTCAACTGCCATCATGTTTCTAGCAAAACCTATAATGTCAAAGCTTATTTGTTTTATACTTCCAGATCCTTTTATAGAATCTAAATTAGGCATAACACCTTCTTCAAATGACTTACCTTCTCCAGAACTTTTTCTTAAATGAGAAATTAAAGTTAAATGAATATTATACCTTTTAACTATTTTTAATAAAGACGACATAACTTTATCAACAGCTTCATTTCCTGTTGCACCATCAACACCTTCACTAACAGCAATTGTAATATGATCAAGTATTAAATAATTACAGCCTAAAGCCGCTAAATATTCAATCCTATCCAATAAAGAACTATCAGCTACAGATCCTTGATGATCTAATAATATTAATCTTTCATCTTTAAACACTTTATCATAACCAATCCTAGCTTCTTCATCAGTTACATCACCAGGCATTCTAATATTTTTATTAATAGACATACCAATTAATTTAGTTGCTGTATCACCAATAGATTCCTCTAAAGATATTAAACCAATTTTATCTTCAGTTTTATCTAACAAATTTAAAATAGTTTCTTTAACAACTGTTGATTTACCTGAACCTGTACCAGATGTAAATAAAGTAATTTCACCTAATCTCATTCCAAATAATTTATCATTTAAACCTTTTAAACAATCAGGATAAGCAATTGATTTAATTTCAGATCTTTCTTTAAATGCTTGCCATATTTTTTCACCAGTAATAAATGCATCAGGTTTATATACTTTAGCACTCCATACATCTTGTAAATATTCATCAATTAAATCTTTTAATAAAGCATCATTAGCATCTTTATGAACACTATTTACAATATGTGCTTTACCAGGTTTAATAATATGTGCAACATCTTTTGAAGCCTCAATACCAAATTCATCATTATCAAATGCAATAAATACTTTTTCATATTTATTAACAAAGTCTAAATTAGATGCAATATTTCTTCTAGCACTTTGGGCTCCATTAACAATTGATACAACATCAAATTGAGCTTTAGCTTTTGTAAGCATTTCTAATATTGATAAACAATCTATTTCACCTTCAGTAATAACTAAGTTTTTTCTTTTACCGCTATTACATTGGTTAAATAACTCAGGTACTTCTGCTTTACCAATACTTCTAAAGTCTTTGGTAGCAACTATTCTTTTCTTATATGCTTTAATTTTTTTATTTACTGTTATAGGATAAAAATGACTAATAATATTTCTTTTATCATCATATTCTATTTTAACACCAGCATTATATAAAACTTTTTTGGATATACCTCTAATTGAATCTACTGGAAGCTGTTCTATTTCATCCAAAGTTAATTGTGATTGTACAACATTAAATTCAATGTTTGTATCTTCTGTTCCAGATGCAGTACTTTTTCTACAACTAAAACAATATGTAGATCCATCAGAATAAACAGCATTTGCATCTGATGATCCACAAGGCTCACAGCTTGTATGTTTTATAAATGTTGTGTTTTTACCCATATATTTCCTCTTCTGTTATTTTATATCTTTTTGCAGCCCATTTAACAAACTTTTTAATATCTCTACCATTAGCAGAAGTCATCATTAAATTTGCTATATTTGTTACAAATTCTACATTACCTTTTATATATCCTAATCTTGGATTAACCCGATCTAATGTTGGACTTAATTTACCTAAATTAATATTAGATACTTTCATTTTATAACCAAGAATAGGACATATACAATTTTTAGGAAAAATACTTTCCAAATAATTTGATGATAAATTAAATGGTAAATTTTTAATCCTAGCACGTCTTTTAGAAGCTTTACAAGCTGTAACAGCAATACCCCTAATAGATTGATTATATTTTTTTTGATTAAATGCCATTTATATATCCTTTCCAATATTCTATAGACCATTTAGAATGATCTTTAAAATCTTTTATAAGGTATAACATTGTGCCCATAACATTTAATCTTGAAATAAAATCATCTGGATAATGTGTTTTATAAGCTTTAATTACAGCTTCAAATTGTTCATTTAAGTTTTTATCTTTTAATATTTTATTAGCTTTTACAGGACCAACACCTTCAATGCCTGGTATATTATCAACAGCATCACCTGTTAATAATTGTTGATGAAAAAATTCTATACCATCAATTGTAGAAACAGCAGATAAATTATTATATAATAAATTATAAAATAAACCACCTATAGTTTTCCAATCCTTATCTAATGTTATAAGCATGTATAATTGATTCTTTTTAATATACTTATATGCTTCAACGGACGCTGTATCATCAGCTTCATAATTAGGTACCATAATTGGATTATATTTTTTAGCAACATAATCACGGCATTCTAAATAATTATCAGGTTTTTCTCGTCTTTTGCCTTTATATTTTAAAAATGTTTGTTCTATTTCTTTTCTAAAATTACCACCACCTGAAATATGTAAACTATAATCATCACAAGCAGTATTCATTTTTACTTCTTCATATATATTATCAAATGTTTTTCTTACATCTAAATTTTCTTTTATGGCTTTATTACAGGCTCTGTATAATAATACATCACCATCAACAATACCAATTATCTTATTAGTGGGTTTCATACCAATTATTTCCTTCTTTAGCATCTCCTGCCATTTGAATATTTAATTCTAATTCTTTAGTAATAAAATCACCAAATGAATAAGATAATATTTCTTTTACTCTTTTAATATTTTCTGGTTTAGTTTGAACTTGAACTTCATCATGAATTAAACCTAACATATCAACATTTAAATTTTCATCTTTAAACATTTTAAAAGCATTAACAACAGCTGATTTAACTGTAATTGCTTCATATGCTTGTAATAAATAATTTAATAATTTAAATGAAGATTCAGCATATATTTTTCTTCCATCTAATGCTGGAATAAAACCCATACCGTCTTTATTTTGTGTTGTATAAAAAAATTTATTTAATCTATTATTTAATTCTTTTAACCCAGGAAAGGCAACATATAATTTATTTTTAACTTCTCTTCCCTTTTCTAAATCTTCAATTCCATTTACCATTTTGCCTAATTTAGCAAAACCCGCTCCAAAAATTGTAGCATATAATAGGCTCTTAGCTAATTGTCTACTAACACCTACAATGTCTGCTGTTCTTTGGTGTATATCACCATTTAAAACGTGTTCATTTATATCTTTATTATTTAAATAATGACATAATGCTCTAATTTGATTACCAGCACTATCACAACCAACCATAACTTTACCATTATCAGCTGTAAATAATTCTCTCATTTCTTTTCCAAAAAATGAATTAACATTTGGTACATTTACTATTTTAGAATGTCTTTGTCTAAATGTTGGTGTACCTACATTAAATGCTTCAACATAAACACGTCCATTATTTTCTTCAGCTAATTCAATCCAACCTTTTAAAACTGAATGTCTAGATCTTAAACTATAATAATGTAATATTTGTTTACCTAAATCACCTTGAATAGTATCAACGCTATCAGGGGTTATTTTAGGTTCACCTTTTGGTGTAAATTGTGTTGGTTTCCAACCACTATCTAATAACATACCTCTAACTTGTTCCATATTACCAAGATCAGCTGGT